GGCCGGTGCCGGGCGTCTTCTTGCTTGCTGCTTTCTTGGTGGCGGTTGCCATGAGTTGGGTTCCTGTTCCTACGTAGGTTGACGGTCATCCGAACCCGCGGCCGCGGGCTCTCGGATCTGGTTGCGCCGCTCCAAACTCCTCGTCAGCTTCTCCTTGAGATGCTGTATCGTGATGGAGCGGCGATAATGATCGAGAAGCGGATCGAGATCCAGCTCCTTGGTGTTGACGGAGCAGAGCCGACCGATCTCTGCCTCCACCAAGGCGTGAAGCGCCTTGACTTCATGGTCGAGAAACTTCATAGTCACACCTTGGTCAGGGAGACCTTGATGATGTTGAACGTGCCGACGCCAGGAGGAATATTGCCCTCGTCGAACATCGCCTTGAGCACCGCCATGTCGATCGGAGGCGGAGCGTCGGAGATGAGAGCTCCCCACTTCTTGGGGCTCTTCTTGATCGCTGCCCGGAGCTTGCCCTCGTCCTCAATGCGCGGCACGGCCTCCTTGACAACCGACGCCCGAGCGACCTTGCCGGCCACGCCCGACGCCTCGCCCTTGGGAAGGGCGTTGATCAGATGCTCCTTGAGCAGCTTCTCCTTCTCTCCGATCTCAGTGGCTTCGCGCTGCACTTCCAGGCGCTCGGCGCGGAACTCGTACGCCATATCGGCACAGGCGGCCAGGGACTTCGGGATCTTGAGCTTGACTTCCTTCTTCCCCTTCGACTTGTCGGACTTGGCGGCGGTCTTCTTGGCGGTCACAGTAGCTCTCCTTAGTTGAGCTGTTCGATGCGGGCAACACGGTGGCGAACCTTGCGTGTGCTGCCCTCGGGAGTGCGGACCAGCGGCTCCTGGCCGACGACCGCACGGATGATGACGTAGCCAGCCCAGATGTTGGTCTGGAAGGGCTCAGAGCAGACGACCACGCCGTTGCCGGCGACGTACCAGCGAAGGAAGTCTTGTTGGTCGTCCTCGAAGTGGATGATCTTGGCGGGCTTGAGCTTCTTCTCGACCTCGGTGAAGTCGAAGGTCCGCTTAGCGTCGTCAGCCCGGATGACGTTGTGGATGGGGCGCTTGTCCATGGCTCAGCACTCGTGGATCAGCTCGCCGTACACGTCATGGGAGCCGGTCAGCACCATGACGTAGCCGTGAGGTTCCTGAGCTGTCCCGGGCAAAGCTCCGAAGAATCCGTTGAGGTCTAGCAGCGTGGATCGAGCCTGGACCTCCATCTGCCGATTCGCCTCGGACAGCGTGGCCATCAGGTCGTTGTGCCGCTTCTCCATAGAGTTGATGACCGCGTCCTGGGCGTTCATATACTTGGCTCGATTGAACTCGGTGAGCACGTTCTGCCGGTACGCGGCGACGATGGCGCCGGTCTTGATGTTGACGATCTTGATCACTTGGGAGTCTCCTCAGCCTTGGTGGGTTCCTCTCCGAACTTGGAGAGGATGTCGAACATCTTGGCCCTGACCGCTCGCTCGGCGTCACGGAGATCCCTCTGAGTGACCTCGTCGGGCAGGCTGCGGTGGCGTTGCTCAGCCTCGTTCCTTTCGTTGATCAGGACCTCGAACCTGAGCAGGGCATTCTGAAGGCGGTCACGCCGCGTCATCGGCTTGGGCTTACGGTTACGGAAGCTCTTCATGCCTTTGCCTCCTCGAGGTTAGAGACCGCGTCGTCGAGTTGATCGATGGCGTAGCCAATCGCGTCGATAGCATTCTGCGACTTTTCTCCCTTAGATCCATCTCCAAGAGACGAAGGCATGTTGTCTCGATAGTCCTGCTCCTCCATCTGAATCTCGTTGAGTACCTCACGAGTAGCGGTGAGCACAGCGATCGTTCCCTCGATCTTCTTACGTCGCTCGTTGTTCATCTCTCAGCCCTCCGCCGTCACAGCGCCTGGCGTGAAGAGGAAGTCCCACGCCGCCTGCCAGTCTTCACGCTTGAACGCGGACCAGTCCGTATTTGCGTGGTAGGCCTCCATCGCGAGGATCAGATGACCACGCTCGATGGACTCGACCGCCACAACCTCGTAGCGACCACGAAGCAGCTCAGCGATCTGAGTAACTCGATCCTTTGGCATCGCGATCTGATCGGCGGGCTTGCTCCTCCAGTTGTTGAACGCGTTGGAGAGCATGTCTTGCACAGTGGGCTTGTACATGGCGGCGATTCCTCAGAGGCCCAAGATTTCAGCGGGCTCGCCGCCTTCGTACGTGAACACGTCCGTGCCATTGATCACGACGACCTTCGCGATGTCTTCGCGTTGGACGCGCGCACGCTGAAGGAAGTTGCCGTGGTTCTTCATGGCGTTGGTCCAAGCGTTGCGGCCACAGCCGTACGTGACATCCTTCGTGTTCTTGGTACCGTCGGTGAAGATCGTGATGACGGTCATCGTGTAAATGCGGTCGTTCATGGTCTCAGCCTCAGCGTTAGCTCGATCGTGGGACCATTCTAGCCCGCGTTTCCACATTTGTAAACAGATATTTTCAAATTATTTTAGCGATCCGATCCGTCCCTGAAGCCCAGAAAGACGGGGAACCGCGGCCGGTCCTTGGACCCGGACGGGAAGTACTTGTACTTGACATACATGCCCATCAAGCCGGGTCGGATCTTCCACATGGTGACTCGCTCGTCGGTCGTGAAGCCAGCGCCGATCTTGAACTCGACGTCCTGCTCCGTCTTGACGATAAGGGCGCCCAGCATCGACATGCCCTGCTTGCCGGCCTTGGCGGACGACCGCTCCAGCTGGCCGAGCGCGTTGCGTGTTGCCTCGTTGCCGTTGTGCATGAACTCCTCGAAGCCGATGATCCTGGCCTCAGCATCCATGAACCGCTTCAGCTTGACCAGCTTGCCCTCGCGAACGGACGACCGGCCGAACTTATAGGTGCCGAACGGGTCACGGATCATGGCACCTTCGTACCCACGCTCCAGCCAGTCTTCTTCCAGACGCTGAAGACCCACCTCGTCGTTGACGTGCTCGTGGTAAACCGGATGCAGCCGGTCCTTGAGCGGCCGGATCTTGATGGCCCTCAGCCGGTGGACCATCTTCTTGTAGCGGTGGATGAACGCGACACCTGGGTCCGAGAAGTCATCGAACACGTGGAACAAGACGTCAGGCTGGCCGTCGTACGCCATGACTCCAGACACCGTGGTGCGGTAGCACTTCGGATCCGTGGCGTCGCCAACGATCAGCTCACCGTCCAGGCCGTTCAGCTCCATCCGCCCGAATAGGCCCTGCGCGTACCGGTTCCGAATCGGCTTGAGGTTGCGGGTCAGAGCGATGCCGTCGATCACGACGAGCCGGACGCCGTCCAGCTTAGGCGACATGACACACGGGAACTTGGGCAGCTGGCCCTGCTCCAGGGAACCAGCGAGCATGGGGCGGAAGGCGCTCACAGGACGATCCTCCCGTTCTCGATGAGGTGTCGGGCCTGGACCCAGTCTGAGCTGAAGTTGGACGGGTAGAACCTCGGACCGGTCATGCCGCTTCCGCAGCTTGGCCTGGCGATCGCCTGGTGTTCGAACGGCGACGCGTGCATGGGGTCACCACTCAGCTTCTTCACCGTGTTGATCGCCTTCTCGACGTCCGAGCGCTGTGACTCGTCGAACGGCTTGTAGCTCACCCACGCGCAGCGTGCCGCCGACAACGCCAGCAGCATCCGCTGGTTGTACATGCCCGCCTCCTCGTCGGAGATGTAGGGCAGGTGCCAGTCGTTGCCGATCAGCTTCTTGGGCTCGTTGACCAGCAGCTCGTTGCGCATGAGGACGGCGAGCTCGCGGAACTCGGGCTGGGCGTCCTCGTGGCAGCGCAACGTGAAGAAGTTTCCCCACTCGGTGCCGGAGATGACGCCGTGCACGTAGGCGAACGGCTCGAGCAGTCGGTTGGCGTACTGCTTGTGGACACCGAGCTCGGCCATCGATGCCGCTGCGTGGGCTGCCTGGATGGCCGCCTGGCGCCAACGCGTCTCGGCCCTGAGCGACTCCTCTTCCTCGAGCGGATCGCCGCCCTGCATGCCCGGCTTGTTTCGGGTGAACGCACGGGGGATGAACGGATTCGTGCTCACCTCCTCGATGAGGCGCGACACCGGAACCGCCCGGCTCGACCGGTAGTTACGGCTGAGGACACGGTGCGTGTTGACCTCGGCCAGGATGAACCGAGGGAAGCACACCTGAAACGTGGTCAGGCGAGACACACCGTTGAGCGAGTCGGCGATGATGGTAGCGGAGGTCTTCATTGCTGGCCTTGCTCCTGGCAGGCGGCGTCGGCAGCCTGGCCGAACGCTGCGCTTGGGACGAGGCGGACTGGTGTGCCGCCGATATCGGGCGAGACGTACTGGTTCAGCTGCGCGCCGCTCGGGTAGTCGAACGACGCGATGCCAAGGAACCCAGCCGTCTCAGGCGCGTGGTGGTCTCGCTGGCACTGCACCAAGAGCTCGACCAGCCGGATCGTTCTGACCTGACCGTCCGGCGACCGCTCCCCGACCTTCAAGGTCACGCCGAGCCAGGCCCCTCGGTTCTGCGTGGCAAACCAATAGAACGCGTCTTGGTTGGAGCCTACGAACTCCCAGTCTCGATGCTGGCCAGGAGACCAATCGGACACCGCGGCCTCCGGATCCCCGGCAGCGGCCTTCGCCGGTTCGGGCATGAGCATGGCGACGATCAGCAGGATGATCCAGACGAGGATGAACACCACGGCTGGGTTGAGGCGACGCATCAGACTACGCATGGCTGAGTTCCTTCTGTTGGCGAAGACGGCGACGGACGCATTGCGCCCAGTTGATACAGACTGCGGCGAGCTGGACAACTTCGACGAGCAGCTCTTCCTCGTTGGCGAACGCCGAGATGGACTCGCTGAGCTCCTCCACCGCGATGTGACCCCAGGTCATCAGGCCGTTCTTGGCGGCAGCGGCGCAGAGGAACTTGGCTCGTGCTTCCGACGGGATCTCGTACTCTTCCGTCATGCGCTGAGCATCGCGAGTCGTGGCGGCCAAGATCGGATCGACCGAAGGATGGTCTTGCAGACCCCACTGAGCGTCCTGCTTGGAGAGCTCCTCCATGACGGCCAGTAGAACCATGGCGCGGTCCGACTCGATCGGCATGGTGGTCAGCCGAGCGTGGAGGCTGTTGTGCGTCTCCAGCCACTGAGTGGCCTGCTCCTTGGTGCACTCGCCGTTCAGCAGCATGTTGGCGATGTCGATGGGAGCAGGCGTCAACCCGTTCATCGAGCCGTTACTCGTCATCCTCAGCCCCTCCTGTTTTGCCCGTGCCTCCACATGAGGCGCAGCGCATCGTGATGGTGTTCCAGCCTCGCGACTTCTCTTGCTTGCCGGATCCGTTGCAGTCCGGGCAGGGCTTCGGCTTGGTCAGTTCCTGCTCGATCTTCCTGTGGGCCTCGCGCAGCTGGATGAACGTGTCCGCGTCGCCGCCTCTATCTGGATGGTGCTTCGACCTGAGGTCACGCCACCTCTCGGTCAACTGCTCCAGCGTACAGTCCTCATGGAGCTCGAGCAGTTCGTATGCTTCGCTGAGTCTCATGGCTGCCTCCTCGGCATCTTCCTGGGATGCGCTGGAAGAAGACCGCCGTCCTTTCCTCCGATGTGGAGGAGGCACTCGCGCATAGCCGCGTTGTGCGGAAGCCTCTGGATCTTGCCTCCGTTGGCCAGGAACTCTTCGACGTCTTTGGCCAGCTGCTCACGAGCGTGGCTATGGCGAGTGGTGCTCATGGTCAGCCTGCCGCTTCGCTCGGACCAAAGTGCTTCTCGAACTCGCGGTTCTCGCCGTCGGCCGCTTCGCCAACGAGCGCGAAGTACGCGGCGCCGTCCTCGTAGTCGTCCGGGTTGTGTCCGCCGGCGGAGGCGCGCGCCATCTTCAGGATGACCATGAACTGCCAGCCCTGCACCTCGGTCAGATGGGCGCCGAACATGGCGTTGAACGCCTTGACGGTCCGTGCCATCGAACGCTCGCCACCGATACAGTCGCGCGAAGCAGCGCGGGCTGCGATGTGCTCGGCGCCAGCAGTGAGGATCATCGGGGCAGTGGTCGGCGCCGGCTGCTTGCTGGGAAAGCCGACGGTAACCTGATTGACGTCGCGCTGGTCGTGGTAGGTCTTGGCCAGCTGGTAGACGTTGTCGTCATCCGCCATGGCCGCCTTGACGATCTCGGCGCCACGACGACTGTTCAGCAGGTCGGCGATGGCCAAGACGACGCGGTGGTCGGAGGCGACGGCGTGCTTGAGCTCGCCGGAACTGAGGATGTCCAGCTTATGCTGGTTGGGAAGCGCGTTACTGTTTTTGCGGGCCATGTCAGGTTCCATTCGTATCGATGAATCCCATCGGATGACGGGTGGTTTGCGCGTCGTCGGCGGGAGACTTGGGACCGACCACCTCGATGCTGAGCTTGGGGTCCGGAACGGATCCGGAGCCCCAGTGCAGCGTGACGGTGAGCATCGCGCCGCTCTTGAAGTTCAGCTTGAGGTGGTTGTTGTCGTGCTCGTAGCCCGCCACCTCCTCGCCGATCACGTCGGGCCGTCCCCGAGCTCGAAGCTGTTCTCGACTTCCTTGACCAAGTCATTGAGGAAGGGGACGAGCTCGGACTTGGCGGTAGGGATCTCGATCTCCTCGATCTCGACGTCCTTCTTGCGGACACCCTTGTTATCGACGAGCTCGTTCTTCTGCTCGCGCGCACCAGCCATCGCGCCGGCAAAGCGAACGCGTCCGCCACCACTGATCTTGTAACCACGTGCCATGATGCTTCTCCTCAGCCTGTGAGTGTCGTAGGAAAAAAGAAGCCCGCCAACCTGATGAGAAGTGGGCGGGCCAAAGTCCGCTGCGAGCGGAGGGTTCTTGGAGCTGCGATCAGCCGGCGATCGGCGAGGCGAGCTCGGCCTGGAGGGACTTCAGCGCGCCGGTCACCGCCTTCTTCTCGGCCTTGTCCTCGATGGACTTGGCGGCATCGATCGCGTTCTTGACGATGGTCTTGACGCGCTTCTGTTCGTCCTTCACGGCACGGCTCACGGCCTTGTCGAGCGCAGCGATATTCATCTCGTTCTTGCTCATCTTCCAGCTCCTCAGTGTGATGCCGACTCGGTCGGCTTTGGGTTGACAGGCCCGACTCTAGCGAGCGTGGGCCTCGTCTGTAAATAGTGAATTACTTAGTATTTTGAGCCGGAGCCCTTGTGAGGTTTGCCGCCGTCGTCAACGTGCTGAGCCAGCTCGGTGTGGCTCGCCTTCGCCCACTTGTCGTGGTTGCGCAGCACGTAGTACCGGTCTTGTCCGGACTTGGTCCTGATGGGACGACCATCCAGCGCCTGCACCGCTCCAGCTCGTCGAAGCTCGCGGCCCAACCCGTTCGCTGTCGTGCGTGTGCGCTGCATCGGGTCGTACATTTGAAGCAGCTCGTGGTTTGTGAACAGGTCCTTCTTGAGCGGGATCTCGCCGATCTTCAGCAGCGTGTCCGGATCCTGCAGCAGCTTACGCACCCAAGCGCCGAGGTCGGAACGCACGTCTGCCTGCATGCGCTCCTTGGCCAGCGTCTTCATGGCGCGACCGGCGGGGTTGAAGTCCGACAGGTCCAGCTTCATCAGGAAGTCGAACACCGCTTCGGCGCCGCCGGAGTCCAGCCACAGCGCGTAGTCCATGTACCAGCCCTCGGGCATCGGCTCGACTGTCACCTCGTGGATGAAGAAGCGGCGATCGTCGTCCTCCAGGAAGAAGGCGTCTGGCTGGTTCGACGTAAAGAAGTAGTTGATGCAGTCCGGCACCTCGTAGCTCGGGACGTACTTGGGGTTGACGCGAATGATCTCCTGCGTGATCAGCGTCTTCAGGATGTCCGCGTCGATGCGGCTGTCCGACCCAGTCACGTCGTCGCCGAGGACGAACTGCTTGTTCTGCGCCCACTCGTTGAAGGAGCCGTGCAGGTCCTTCTGCTTGATCATGGTGAAGTTGTCACCGTAGATCTTGCTCATCGTATGCCCGACCAGCGATTTGCCGGTGCCGTGCCTGCGACCCCAGACCACGACCGACGTGAAGAGCTTGGCGCCGGGATACTGGAGCGGATACGCCAGCCACTTGAGCAGCCAGCTCATGCCCGCGTTGTCGGCGCCGGTGAACAGGTGCTTGAGCAGCTGGAGGAACGGAGTGACGTCGCCCTTGCGAGGCTCAACGCCCCAGCCGCACCACTCGTTGTAGTAGGTGAGCGGACCGTTGCCGTTGACGAAGCGCGGCTTGCCAGGCAGGTAGCTGATCTTGCTGACCGAGTTCCGCAGCGGCCACTTGAGCCACTCGGCACCAGCCGAGGCGCGCTTGTACTTGATCTTCCCGTCCGCCGTCAGCTCCTTCACCGACACCGTGGTCGGCGCCGCCAAGTGCTCCTTCAAAGCGCCTGGCTTGTGCTTGGCCTGGGTGTGCTGGTCGATGATCAGACCGGGATTGGCGACGTACACGAACCTCTGGTTGAGGTCGAAGAGCGGCTTCACCAGTCCGATGTGCTCAGCTTGACGGAGTACCTCGACGAACTCCTCTTTGCACTTGTCACCGTGGAAGAGAAGGAAGTCGTCGAGGCCAACCTTCTCTCCGGACCCCAGCACCTCGGGCAGCCACACGACGTGGACGAAGGCTCCGCGTTGCTGAAGCTCGTAGCAGAGTTCCTCGAGCGCTGCCAGCACATTTTGGTTACTGGCGAGGTCCGAGTCGAAGACGACATAGACGTTACGGCGCAGCCACTCGAACTGCTCGAGCTCTTTGACGAACGAGATGCCATATTTGTTGGACCTGAAGTTCCAGACGCCGCCGAGCCCGATGGTGGGGAAGCCTTCCTTGCAGGCCTTCGCCGCCTTCAGCTCGCCCTCAGTGATGATGACGCTGGTCCCGACGTCGGGAAGGACATCGCCCCAGGCGTAGCTGCGCGGCAGGTAGGCGCAGGGAGCGGTGTCAGGAAGCTGGACGTAGCGAAGCTCCTTGCCGGCCATGTCCTTGAACGACGTGCCCTGACCCAAGAAGCGAAGACGGAAGAACGGTGGCGCCTTCGGCACGTCGGCGACTGGATCCCCGAACGCGTCGAAGTAGTTGATCTTGATCGCGGGCTTGTTCGGCCACACAGCATGGATCTGCTGGACCTCTTCGGCCTCGATCGTCTCGAGACCAAGCAGCTCAGCGTCCTCGAAGTCGAGCCCGGAGCTGGCCAGCTTTTCTGTGAACAGTTCCCGGGTGCGGGCGTTCACAGCCGCCCGGGCCTTCTGCTTACGTGGCATCAGTGCATTCCTCGCGGCGCGTTGCTGGTGGTCAACGCGTGATCAATCCCGGTCCTCAGCACAGACCCACCCCGGGTTGAACAGCTAAGGTCCTCGGTCCCGGCGCCTGAGCGTCTGGGGTCTGGTCCGCGGGCAGCGGCATCCGCTTGGCTGCACGGGACCGAGGACCTTAGCTGTCCTCCCACCCCCGTACTCAGCGTGGAGATGGTGCCCGCCAGGGTCGGACCTGGGCTGAGGAGGTGCAACGGTCGTTGCGGCGAGGGTCCGTGAGCTTCGCGTGACAGAAGGACGGAGTGCAGCAGTGAGCGTCGCGACCCTGGCGGGCAGGGCCGATAGTAGCGACGTGGGATTCGTGAGTACATCGTGAGTCGCCTCAGTACTTCTTGGCGTAGCGAGCGGCGGAGGTTTTCTTCACCGCGTCCAGCGCAGGAAAGAGATCGGGTAGTGTGAAGTCGCAGTCACTCTCAGGGACGACCCAGAACCTGATCTGGTGGCCGTAGCCTTCCAGGCGGCTGTGCGGCGCAACGGTCACGCCGTTCGTCGTCCGCTTCCGCTGGTTCATCCAGCCCTCGACCGTCTCAGGAATGCGGTCCACAAAGCGGCTGATCTCGTAGAGCGACGTAAGGCCGACGATCAGAGGAGTCGAGTTGTCCCGACCGTCCTCGCCATCGTTCACCTCGAGCCTGAAGCCGTACTGCCTCTTGGCAAGGCGCGGCGGCAGGTAGACACCGCCCACTGTGTTCGAAACCTTCTTAGGACGCTTGTCGAACAGGTAGCCATGCTCGTTGATGTCGTAGCCAGCAAGCTCCAGGAGCAGCCGGCACGCCTCCCTGACCTCATGTCGTCGGTGCGCAGGAACGAGAGCCATGAGCTCGGTCACGGCGTTCAAAGCGTCTTGGTTCTTCATGGTGCCCTCTAGGGAAGAATCGAATCAAACGACTTAGGAAGTCAATGTCCACACCTGCTTCGCCTCTAAGTGAGTCGACAACCCACACTTAGTTCACGGTACGCGACGCTAAGAACGAGGCCCGCGAGGCCGGTTGGCGTAGCAGTTTGAGGTACATCGATCCAGTTCGGTCTCGAAAGCGAAAACTCACACAGCCTCGAAGGTTGGTGCAATGAACTCGATTCCGCAGCAGAAAAGATCGTAGCCAGATGAAAAGCAAAAAGTAATAGTGACTAGAAACGTGGTAGCCGCAATACTTTGCTGGCTTGGTAGGCGTGGCGCGCTGCTTCTGTGGGCGGTGCGCATCTACAGGTGCGGAGGGCCAAACTCTCTTCTATTTAAGGTATTTACCCTATAGTTTTTATTTTCCTCCTCTATTCCGTTAAAGAGAAGAGAGTTAGAGCACCTGTACCTGCTATTCTGTAGCTGTGAACTTTTCCACACCTTTGGTGTTATTCGCGGCCACTTGGGGCTTAGTATTCGCACACCCGCCGCGTGCTCTCTCCACTGAATGCGTCCGTGGTGTGGAAAATCAGATGCAATGATCACAGCTCAGGGGACCATGCGATGCCGCGCATCACAGTAGAGGAGGCCGGCGGGAAGAACGTCGCAGCCTTGTTGGACACGATCAAACACGCGGAAATCGGGCCCGCACTCATCAAGCTCTCCGATGACGGTTACAACGTGCTGGTCGGATCCACGCCCACCAAGCCGCTTCTCTTCACGAGCTACGCCACCCACCCGCGTATCTACAACGCTCGACTCAAGTCCACCGCCGCCGGCGCGTATCAGCTGCTGAGCCGGTACTACCCCTACTACACGAACCTGCTGCATCTCCGCGACTTCTCGCCTGAGAGCCAGGATCGCATCGCCCTGCAGATGATCAAGGAGCAAGGCGCCTACCAGTTCATTCAGGACGGGTTCTTTGGCACTGCGCTGTCGCTGATCTCGAATATCTGGGCGTCTATGCCGTTCGCAACGTACGGCCAGCCCACCAAGGGCATCGACGAGCTGCATCAAGTCTACGTCCAGGCAGGAGGATCCATCGCATGAGCGAGCCCATCAGCGCTGCACTTGGTGTGAAGCTGAGCACCACTGTCGCCGGATTTGCAGGCGGCATCGTTTCTCTGGCGTTCCTGAAGAACCTCACTCGACTCCAGGCCGTCGTTGCCGTGGTGACCGGGTCGCTGTGCGCCGCGTATCTCACTCCCGTCGCTGTCCTGAAGCTCGGCGTCTCGCCCGACCTGCAGAACGCCGCGGCCTTTGTCATCGGTCTGTGCTCGATGAACATCGTTCCCGCCATCAAGATGGGCTTCGCCGCCTGGGTTGATGGTATCGCCAACCGCCGCTCTGTAGGCGCCAAGCCTGGAGACCCCGTCCAATGATCAGCCCAACCGTCCTCGGCCTGTTCGACTTCTTCCTGCTCGCAGCCATCCTGCTCTTCGCGTTCGAGGCGCTGCGTGTCACTCACTTCAAAGCCGAGCCGCTCTGTGCCGTCGCCTTCGCGCTCATTACCATCGGGTCATTCGGTTGGGCGATCAACGACCTGTACGGCATCGTCGCCCCGCCCTACGCGATCATGCTCCATGCTGGCCTTGCTGTCCACATCGCTCTGCTCTACCGAAAGCAACGTGCCCTGGCCACACAGCGACGCCGCGTCACCGACTTTCCTGTGACCGTCCCCGGAAGATCCATGCGCAGTGATCTACGTGGCCAGGTGAAGTCAAACCCGTGAACCGACCCTTCTTTCGCGAGCTGATGCTCGGCCACCGAGCGATCGGCGTTCCCATGCTCGCGTACCGACACACGGCCACCAGCGAGCCGCTGATCGCTGAACCACAGGAGACAAGCACCATGAGCAATCCCCTCAAATCCGCTCTGAACTACGCCAGCATCGCCTTCGCGCTGCTTCCCCTGGTCACCGGCTTCGTGCAGCAGGCCGAGGCCTTGCTGGTCAACGCCACCGGCTCCGAGAAGCTGAAGGCCGTGGCCGCGTCGGTCGACGCCTACCTGGCCAAGATCAACGCCGACGCGCAGACGATCGAGGCAGTAAAGAACCAGCTCGAGCCGATGGTCAGTGCCATGGTCGCAATGGCCAACGTCGCCGGCCTCTTCAAGCGCAAGACCCAGGACGTCGCGCCGACGCCTGCTGTCGCCAAGTAACACAGCACCTCAACCAAGGAGAAGACCATGCATTACCGCAACGGCCGAGAGGCCAAGAACGGCGACAAGATCATCCAGCTCGAGGGCGGCAAGATCGTTGCCATCGGTGTTCTGTACGACGCAGTACCCGGCAACGACTATTGCAACGGCTACATCGCCTCCACGCAGGGCGCCGCTCCGCACTACGCCTGCCTATGCGACTGCCTGCACCAGGACGACCTCTCCACGCTGCTCGCGGAGCAGGGCCTGGACAAGCGTCCCCCGGGCAAGTAACAAAGCATCAAGGACCCTGGCGCTCCGGCGCTGGGGTTCTTCGTTCCACAGGAGGAAGATCCATGCCAAGCGCAGGTATCAGCGGCAACCGGGGTGGCAAGCGTCCTGGAGCCGGTCGTCCCAAGGGAGCCAAGTCGCGTCGCACAGCGGAAACGATCCAGAAGGCGTTGGACGCAGCTGGCGGTGTCACCCCACTCGAGTTCATGCTCAAAGTGATGCGCAACCCCAAGCGCAACATGAAGGAGCGTATCTACGCAGCCAGCGTGGCCGCTCCGTACGTGCATCCCAAGCTCTCGGCCGTCACTGTTGCAGGTGACCCGAACAACCCACTGCACACCAAGAACCAGAACGTCAACATGACGCCGACTGAGTTCGAAGAGATCGTGAAGAAGGTCGCGGCGGATGTCTAGGAACAGCTATACCCAAGAGGAGAGGTACGCGGCCGCCCTGCTCGCCAGGGAGGACTTCTACTTCTATTCTCGGTGGATGTTCCTGCAGCGCAAGGGCTTCAAGTGGATCCGCGCCATCCACCACCAGATGATCTGCGACGCCCTCATGCGCGTGTTCCGCGGCGAGGTCACTCGGCTCATCATCAACGTGCCGCCTCGCTACTCGAAGACTGAGCTGGCGGTGGTCAACTTCATCAGCTGGGCGCTGGGCAAGGTGCCTGACGCCGAGTTCATCCACACCAGCTACTCGGGACGCCTTGCTGAAAACAACGCCTGGCAGGCCCGTGAAATGGTCAACTCAGACCCGTATCGCGAGATCTTCCCGGACACGGTGCTGCGCACTGACTCCTCGGCCAAGGGCGAGTGGCGCACGACAGCTGGCGGCATCGTCTACGCGACCGGCGCAGGCGGCACCATCACCGGCTACGGCGCTGGCAAGCATCGCCCTGGGTTCGGCGGCGCGATCATCATCGACGACCCGCACAAGGCTGACGAGGCACGAAGCGACACGATCCGTACCGGCGTGCTGGAGTGGTTCGAAAATACCCTGCAGTCCCGCCAGAACTACCCAGGCAAGACGCCCATCATCCTGATCATGCAGCGACTGCACGAGAAGGACTTGGCCGGCTGGCTCGAGGCGAACGGCAATGGCGAGAAGTGGGAGGTGCTGCGTCTCCCCGCCATCCAGGACGACGGCACGGCGCTGTGGCCGGAGAAGCACAGCATCGAGATGCTTCGCCAGATGCAGACCGCGCAACCCTACACGTTCGCCGGTCAGTACCAGCAGAAGCCGTCGCCCGCTGAGGGCAACATCTTCAAGCCTGACAAGATCGAGGTGGTCGATGCGCTCCCGGCACTTGGTGTTCGTTGGCTTCGGGGCTGGGACTTTGCCAGCACGGTTCCTGAGATCGGCAAGGATCCTGACTACACGGTCGGTGGGCGCCTGGGCCGATGCGCCGACGGTAGCTACATCATCGCCGACATCACCCGAATGCGCGGCGGCCCTGAGGACGTGGAAGCCTGCCTTGTCAATACGTCCAAGCGCGATGGCAAGGGCAGCCGGCTCTCGATTCCGCAGGACCCAGGACAGGCCGGCAAGAGCCAGGTGCTGAGCTTCACGAAGAAGCTCGCTGGCCACCGAGTCGAGTCCAGCCCGGAAACTGGCGACAAGGTCACTCGTGCCGAGCCCTTCGCTGCGCAGGTCAACATTGGCAACGTGAAGATGCTGCGCGGCGAGTGGAATGATGCACTGATCGCTGAGATGAGAGTATTCCCCAACGGCGCGCACGACGACCAAGTCGACGCCCTGTCCCGCGCCTTCAATGCACTGCTGGCCAAGAACCACGGCATCATCGTCCCTGACTCCCTGCTGAGAAAAACCTCATGAACATGTTCAAGAAGCTTCGCTACCGGCTCTTCCGCCGCAAGAAGGTGCAGCAGGCCCAGCTCAAGGCCAAGCGATCGGTTGAGGAATCCAGGACATCGCGCCTGGTTGCATTGCTCCAAGCGGTCAATGCCTCGCTGACCACCAAGAAGAATACCCCGACCTTCACGCGCTATGAGCCGGTGGAAGGCGTCATCCCAGCTGCCAAGCGTAACTCGATCCTGGCCCACGACTCGACTCCCTACGCGGCGTTGAACACGGCGGCCATGCAGCAGAGCATGTCGTCGTTGCCTGCGTTCCCTGGCTACCCGTACCTCGCACAGCTTGCCCAGCTGCCTGAGTACCGGAAGATCACGTGCACGATCGCCGAGGAGATGACGCGCAAGTGGATCCGCCTGGGCAGCGCGAGCGACAAGGACAACGCTGACAAGCTGAAGCGCATCGAGGCTCGGCTCACCGACCTGAAGATCCGTGACCTCTTCGAGGACATGATCAAGGACGACGGGTTCTTCGGCCGTGGCCAGTTCTACGTCGACGTGCGCAAGCCCAATGGCGGTCGTGCGCTGGACGATGACCTTGAGCTCCGCACGCCGCTACCGATCGACAAGGTGAAGGTGCGCAAGGGCTCGCTGTTCGGCTTCACGCGCGTCGAGCCGGTCTGGACCTACCCCGCTCAGTACAACTCGACCAATCCGTTGAAGTCGGACTTCTACAAGCCGACCAGCTGGTTTGTCATGGGCAAGGAGGTGCACGGCAGCCGATTGGTCATGCTCATCTCCAACCCAGTGCCAGACCTGCTGAAGGCTGCGTACTCGTTCGGCGGCGTCTCCATGAGCCAACTGGCTGAGCCCTACATCAACCACTGGCTCCGCACCCGCGACGCCGTGAGCGACATCATCCACTCGTTTTCGACCTCTGGCCTGAAGACGAGCCTCGACGCCTACCTGCAGCCTGGCGACGTGGGTGGCGGTGAGGACCTGATCAAGCGCGCCCAGCTGTTCAACCAGATGCGCGACAACAAGGGCATGCTGCTCATCGACAAGGACGGGGAGGAGTTCTTCCAGTTCAACGTGCCGCTCAGCGGCCTGGACCACCTGCAGGCGCAGTCCCAGGAGCAGATGGCGTCGGTGTCGAACATTCCGCTCGTCAAGCTGCTGGGTATCACGCCCACCGGCCTGAACGCTTCGAGTGAGGGCGAGATCCGTGTGTTCTACGACTTCATCCACGCCCGCCAAGAGTCGCTGCTCCGTGACCCTCTGACCAAGGTCATCGAGCTCATTCAGCTGGACGAGTTCGGCGAGATCGACGAGGACATCAGCTTCGCCTTCGAGCCGCTGTACCAGCTGAGCGCGCTGGAAGAGGCGACCAAGCGCAAGACCGACGCCGAAACCGACGGCATCTACATCGACAAGGGCGTCGTGCTCCAGGACGAAGTGCGCAAGCGCATCGCCACCGATGACGAAAGCCCATACAACGGCCTGGACCTGGCTGCCGAGCTCCCAGATCCGGGAGCGGGCGATGGCGAAGAGGCAGTGGTCGAAGATCCGGACGACAAGAGCTAAGGAGCTGACCCATGGTCACCACACGCAAGAGGCGAAAGGTCGTCCTGCCCAAGCAGCGAGTTCTGATGGCAGTGCGTCCCAATGCCGGTCTCGAAGTGTGGTATCGGAAGCAGCTGGATGCCAAGATCCAGGAGATGCAGGAATCCCTCGTCTTCTGGATCACAGCTCGCTATCGGTCCACTGGCCTGGCCAGCGACGCAACCCCAGCTCAAGAACTTCAGAAGGAGCTGGCAAAGCTCACAACCCGTTGGTCCAAGATCTTCAAGCACCTGGCTTCCTCGCTCGGCGAACGTTTCACACAGAAGGTCACGGAGACCGGAGACGCGGTGCTCAACTCCACACTGCGCGCTCAAGGCATGATCATCCCGTTCACGATGTCTGGACCCATGCGCGACGCTTACGAAGCAGTCATCGGCGAGAACGTCGGCCTCATCAAGAGCATAGCCCAGCAACATCTCACAGATGTGGAACAAATCGTCATGCGCTCGGTCGCTCGGGGCCGAGATCTTCACACTCTCACAAACGATCTTCGCACACGCTACAATCTCACGCGTCAACGGGCGGCCTTGATCGCTAGGGACCAGAACAACAAGGCAACGTCCACACTGCAATCAGCGCGCCAGCAGCAGCTGGGGATTGTGGAGGGGGTCTGGAAACATTCACACGCCGGCAAGGTGCCTCGCCCATCGCATGTGAAAGCCGACGGGCAACGCTTCGAGCTGGCAAAAGGCATGTACCTCGACGGAAAGTGGGTCATGCCTGGCGAAGACATCAACTGCCGCTGCACGTGGCAACCCGTCATCCCTGGCCTGGATTAAGACACATGCCCCAGTTCAACGAAGCCGACCATCCGCGTAAGTCCAACGGCCAGTTCGGGTCGGGCGGAGGCGGGGCCTCATCCTCCAGCTCCCACACCGAAGAGCGCCGCGAAAGCAGCAACACCATTCGCAAGGCACACGGTCTACAGGGCTCAGCGCTGAAGCCAGAGTACCAGAAGTCTGAGTCGAGTAGCCTGACCGAGCAGCACCGGGAGTCGTCCAACTCCATGCGCAAGGCCTACGGGCTGGGCGAAACCGCTCTCAAGCGTGGCTACCTGAGCCAGTCCGAGAAGACCACGAACAAGCTGAAGGCCGGTGCCGAAGCAGCCGTGCACGAGAAGATCCCGCGCGGCCGGTTCTACAGCAACCTGCGGAACGAGGGCTACACGCCGGAACAGGCCAACGAAGCCGTCGAGCACTACGACCGCATCAAGAAGGCGTCCAAGGGGAGCAAGCCCGAATGACCAAGCGTTCAGGGGAAGGGCTCGCGCTCGACCGGGCCACGGTGCGCACCGTCGACAAGGACGGACGTCTCCACGTCGAGATCACCCCGATCAGTAAGGCCAATGTCTGCCCCTACTTCGGCCGCGAGATCCCTCGCTGGGAAGAGCTGGGCCTTGATCCGGATCGGATCTATCAGCTGCTTCGAGACCCAGGCGAGCTGGCCAAAGCCGCCGCCACCTTCAACAACCTTCCCTTGCTCTGCGAGCACGTGCCTCACAGCGCCGAGGATCCGATCAAGGACCTCGTCATCGGTGCTACGGGCTCGGACGCCGAGTTCAAGGATCCGTACCTCATCAACTCGCTCGTCGTCTGGGACGCCACGTACATCGGCGCCATCAACTCGCATGAGCAGAAAGAATTGTCGTCGTCGTACTACTACGATGCCGACATGACCCCCGGCGTGCACGACGGCGTGCCGTACGACGGCCGCATGATCAACATCGTCGGGAATCACGTCGCCCTCGTCAAAGTCGGGCGCGCAGGTGCTGACGTTGCCGTCAGCGACTCACTTCCATCGGAGCTTGATCCCATGAAACAGAAGCACATTGCCATCGCCATCGGCGCGGCACTGGGTGCTTACCTGCGGCCGGCGCTGGCGCAGGACAGCATCCCCCAGCTCCGCGATCTCTCGCGCGGCAACAAAACCCCCGCCCAGATCGCGGCCGACGCCAAGAAGATGTTCGGCGACAAGGTCGACCCCGTGAAGCTGGCCATGGTCCTCCAGACCGCCATGGACGAAGCCGCGGAGTACGACGACACCGCGGACGACGAGGACGAAGACGACAAGGACAAGAAGGACCCACCGAAGGACAAGGCGGCGGACGACGAGGACGAAGACGACAAGGACAAGAAGGATAAGAAGGACGACAAGGCGATGGACGCCGGCGTCATCCTCGCCCAGGCTCGTGACCAGGCTCGCGCCGAGTCCCGTGCGCTGCGCCAGGCCGAGCGAGACGTGGCTCCGCTCGTCGGAGAGCTGCCCGCCATGGACAGTGCCGAAGAGGTGTATCGCTACGCGCTGACCAAGGCCGGTGTCAAGCACCAGGGCGTGCACGCCTCGGCCCTGCAGGCCATGGTCGAACTCGCCAAGGACCGTGCGCCGACGGCGACGAAGTCCGACACCATCGCGATGGACGCCGAGTCGGTGAACTCGTTCGACCAGCGCTTCCCCAACCGCGCCACCCTCCGGAGCGTGTAACATGAGCGGCTTCCAGAAACAAGTCAACACCACCCCGGCTCCGGCAGTCGCGGGCGACTTCGCTTCGTCCAACCCCAACGCCTCTGTGGTCGCGGGTCCGGGCGCGCTCGTCGCTGGCACCGGCGGCGCCACGATCGGCCAGTTCGCCTGGGCGGACGCCAACGGCCTGGTCACCAATGCCGGCAGCGGCGCCCCGACCGGCTTCATTCACCGTGACCTGCAGGGCGTCATGTTCAACCTCCTGGACCAGAGCACCATGCTCATCCCGGACGGCTACGGCGTGACGCTCATGTCGGCCGGCGACTTCTGGGTCAAGACGGCGACCACCGCCACCGTCGGCCAGAAGGTCTTCGCCTCCAACACCGACGGCACGGTGAAGACCGCCGCTGCTGGCGCAACGGTCGCTGGCTACACCGAGACCAAGTGGTTCGTGGCCTCGGCTGGCAACGCCAACGAACTCATCAAGATGACCACCTGGAACTGACGCCCATGAAACCCAACCTCCGTTACGACCTCCAGCGTCTGGCGATGGACTACGGCATCGAGCTGATGGTCCCGCCCCAGGCTTACCTGGAAGAGATCCAGCGCCGCAGCTTCGCACTGGCCGCCGACGCCCAGCCTGCCCTCGTCACCGTCAGCAACGGCGGCATCCCGGGCTTCCTGACGAACTTCGTCGACCCGCAGATGATCACCGTCCTCGTCTCCCCGATGAAGGCGGCCGCGATCCTCGGCGAGGCGAAGAAGGGCGACTGGACCTCCCAGACCGCGCAGTTCCCCATCGCCGAGTCCACCGGTGAGGTGAGCTCGTACGGCGACTACAGCAACAACGGCCAGAGCAGCACCAACATCAACTGGGTGCCGCGTCAGTCGTACCACTTCCAGACGGTGACCCGCTGGGGTGAGCGCGAGCTGGCCATGGCCGGCGAAGCCAAGATCGACTACGCTGCGCGCCTGAACATCGCGTCCGCCCTGACCATCAACAAGGCCGCGAACAAGATCGCGTTCTTCGGCGTGGCCGGTCTCGACAACTACGGCCTGCTGAACGACCCGTCACTGTCCGCCTCGATCGCCCCGGCTGGCGGTACCGCCTGGTCGACTAAGGACGCCGCCGCGATCTA